AAGCCGAAAGCCTTGCTGAACAGTACGAACTGAGAGGCGAAGGAAAGAAGTGCAACGCGTGTCCGTACTGCATGAGAGGGCAGAAGGCCGATGGCACCGCTGACCTTAGAAAGAAGTGGGCGATATGCGCGAGCGACGGCCACAGGATCAATTTGGAGAGTAGCGCGTGCGATACGTACTACGAAGCTATGGAGAGGAGAGCAAAGAAACAATGAATCACAGGATTTACGAAAGGAGGGTTAAATGACGGCAATACCAAATGAGAAGGTCAAGCGTGAGCTGTTAAGCGCAGGCATGACACAGGGCGAGCTGGCAAACGTTCTGGGTATGACGGAGGCAAGGGTCAGCATCTTGCTGAGTACCGAGCTCCACCCGAACGTGCAGCGCGCGTGGATAGCAAAGATAAGAGAACAGAAAGGAGAGTGATCAGATGCTGATAGAGGGAATCGTATTCGGTCTCAGGGAGGCATCCGAAAGGCATCCCGAAGATGCGGAACTGCATGCGCTTGTTGAAGAGGCGGCCGAGTCTTTCAACACGATAGACGAGCAGCTCGACAAAGCCTACCTTGACGGAAAGTACGATCAGCTGCAGGAAGACTATGAGTTTCTCGCCGTGGTGGTCGGGAGACCCGGAGAGCAGTGATGACTATGACCATCGAAGAGCTGAGAACGGAGATCAGCAGAACACAGGAACGTTATTGTAAGTTGGATGGCCGCCAGTGGAAGGCGCGCAAGGACTTGGGCAAGCACCTCAGGCGGCTGAACGCAGAATTACTTAGGAGGACTAACAACAATGAAAAACTATGAAGTGAAAGTCGATTACATGAAGTTCATGTTCGATGACAGGGGCGAAGCGATGGACTTCGCGGAGATGGCGCTGTCTCACAGCATCGATGATGATGTGAAAGACGTCAGCGTCAGAATTATCAGAGAGGAGGATTAACGATGAAGAACGTTATCAAATGCGCAGTATTGGCCGTCAGCTACTTCGCTTTCGGATTCTGGATGATGTGCGAGATCATGATGTATTAGGAGGACGATATGGCGGACGCAAAGAGAATCAAGAACGTTGTCGGGATCTCTGAAACGCTGTGGGAGCTGAACAAACTCAGAGTCCTGAAACAGATAGAGATAATATCGGGCGCACCTGTTCCCGAAGACTGCTATGAGCTGATAGAGTGCTCTTTCAGACTCGGGGCGGTACTGGTGGAAAGGGCGCTCGGAAAGAGGGCAAATAATGGATAGAAAAAAGAAAGACGCACCGAAGGGCACGCCGATCCATAGACAAGATAATCGTACCACTTCGGAAGCAGAAAGACAAGCGCAGGCTTTGTTCGGTCTTATAAGAGAGGGTAAAGAGAACGCCCTGCCGAGGCCAAAGGGCAGAGCTGACCGCGAGCTGAGAAGGCTGATCGCCGAAGCCAACTTAAGCGGCGACTGCATCATAAACGTTGGGAACGGTTATTTCAGACCGGGCGAGGATGATGACGTGGAGCTCGAGACTTATCTGAGGGCAGAATCCAGCAGAGCACGTAGGATACGCAGAAAAGTAAGCAAGATGCGTGAAGCATACGACAGGAGGTACGAATAAATGGCAAATCTTTATGAATTGGTACAGGCGATTGCGACCTATGAAATGCAGTTCGATGAGGACGGCGTCTGGGTAAACGAGCAGGAACTGGAGGAACTGAATCTTGCGCGTGACGAGAAAGTCGAGAACATACTGCTGTGGGTCAAGAACCTTAAGGCAGAGGCAAAGGCCATCCGCGAGGAGGAAAAGGCGCTCGCCGACAGACGCAGGGCGATGGAAAACAAGGTCGACCATCTGATGGATTACGTCGCGCTCGGTCTTGACGGTGAGAAGTTCGAGACACCGCGCGTCAAGGTGCAGTGGCGCAACACCGAAGCGGTGGAGATCCTCGATGAGGAAAGCGTGCCGGAAGAGTTCCTGAAGGTCGAGAAGAAACCTAAGAAGGATGATATCAAGAAGTTCCTGAAGGCTCACGAAGGCGAAGACATCAAGTGGGCTGAGATCAAATACCGCAAGAGTATGTCAATCAAGTAGGAGGTGACGCAGATGGCAATTCCAGTTCTGATAATCGGCAGGAGCGGGTCGGGCAAGACCTACAGCCTAAAGAATTTCAAGGCAGAAGAAGTCGGCGTGATCTCGGTCGAAAAGGGCAGACTTCCGTTCAAGACGGACATCAAGACGGTCAGAGTCCCTGCCGATCCGACAGGTGGCGAAGCGAACAACGACCCTGTGAAGATAAACGCGGCGAAATACGCGTGGATCACAAGCGTCATCAGAGGCGCAAAGGCGAAAGCGATCGTCATCGACGATTCACAGTATCTGATGGTCAACGAACTCTTCGACCGTGCGAACGAAAAAGGCTACGACAAATTCACCTTTATGGCAAAGAAATTCAGAGATCTTATTCACTTCGTGAACGAACTCGAAGAGGAAGACAAGATAGTGTACTTCCTGCACCACTCGGAGAGCGACACGGACGGACGCGAGAAGGTGAAGACGGTCGGCAAGATGCTTGATGAGAAGCTGACCGTAGAAGGCTGCTTCGACATCGTCATTTATTGTCAGGATCACAAGTTTTTCACCCAGTCCAACGGACAGAGTACGGCGAAGACGCCAGAGGATATGTTCCCACTCGAGATACCGAACGACCTTAAGGCGGTCGACACGGCTATCAGAGAGTATTACGGATTGGAGGGTTAACGATGGAGTATCTGACACCGATGAAGGCTATCAGAGCCAAGTGCATCGACTGCTGCGGAGGTCATATCTACGAGCCTCGCCATTGTACGGCCGAAAAGTGCCCTCTACACCCTTACAGAATGGGTCACAGACCCAAAAGGATAAATGATACGGCAGGGCACAGTTCCACATCAGAATGCGGTGCTACGCCCACAGACAAAGGCATAGAAAAGGAGAATGAATAAATGCAGGACTATACATCATACGCAAGGACACAGGCCTCGCTGTTCGAACAGCTTCCGGCGGGCGGTTACGTCGCGAAGATCATCGAAGTCGACGACCGCGTCTGGAAGGGACACGGCGAACCGGCGCACATGATACATATGGACATCGCAGAAGGCGATTATATCGGCATATACGCAAGGAACAACGAACACGCAGAGAAAGAAAGGTGGCTCCTATATTGGTTCGCAGAACCGAATGACAGCTCTCCCGATTGGCTGATGTCTAAGGTCGGAGGCATCCAGACATCACTGGCTGAGTCGAATAACAGCGTCGCTCTCGGAGAACCGAAGAAATGGAAGGGCAAGCTGATCGGCGTCGTGGTCGGCGAAGAGGAAGCGGAGTCCAGTTCGGGCACGGTCTACACAAGGCCGTATGTCAGTTACGTGTGCTCTACAGAGCGCATCAGGACAGGCAACTTCAAGGTACCGAAACTGAAGAAACTGGAAGGGGAAGGGGCATCTGCTCCGTCAAGCAGCTATGACGGCGAACTGCCCGACAACTTCAGCGCAGCAGCCGATGACATTCCGTTTTAGAGGCGACAGCATGATAACGTTCACAGTTGACGGCGCGGCCGTCCCGAAGCAGAGACCGCGCCTTAACGGGCGTTCGGGCATGGCCTATACGCCCAAGAAAACGAGAGAGTACGAATCTAAGGTGCGCGACGCGTTTCTGGCATCGTGGCGCAAAGCGGTTCCCGCTTATGAGAAAGGCGTGCCCGTAAAGGCGTGCATCGAAGTCATTCAGCCGATACCGAAGTCGTGGAGCAATTCACGGACGCTGCAGGCACAGAACGGCGAGATCCAGCCGACCGCGAAGAACGGAGATCTGGACAACTACGCAAAGAGCATTCTGGATGCGCTCAACGGCTTCGTGTACGCGGATGATTGTCAGGTGACCACGCTGATCATACACAAGAAATACGGCGCGACACCGTACGTTTGGATTCAGTTTGATGAGGATGTTTAGATGGAAGCAAAGCAAAAGGGGTTTATCGTTTACAAAGATCTGCGCGCGGTGATCGACGAGCTGACAGACGAGCAGGCAGGGCAGTTGTTCCGGGGAATGATCGGATATTCTGCGGACGGAATCGAACCGCACTTCGAGGACGTTCTTAAATTTGTGTTCATCCCGATAAAACAGCAGATGGACAGAGACAGGGAGCATTATAACGAAAAATGCGAAAAGAACCGTCAGAAGATCCGGAAGTATTGGGATAGCGTAAAGTCGAATACCAATGAATACAGTGGTATTCAAAAGAATACTGATGAATACCATAGTATACAAACGTATTCCAACGCTACCAATACAAAAACAAAAACAGATACAGATACAAAAACAGATACAGATACAGATACAACTACAACTACAACAACAAAAACAAATGCCGCCTCAGGCGGCGAGGGTGGTAGTGGCGGTCGTTCGAATGACGATGATTCTTTCAATATCTGGAAACTGCTGACGCCCGACGACATCGACAGGATATATGACGCGTTTCCCGAGAGCGGAGGCTATCTGATAGACGAGGTCTACAGAGAAGTCAAGCTGAAGAGGAAGGAAATCAGAGACCCTGTCGCGTACATTCTCGGATATGCGAAGAACGTGCAGTGGGACGATGCGGCAGAACACTAAACGAATGAGCAGATTCTATATCGACGATATTCCTATTCCGCAGAATATGGACGAATGGGATGAGCTAATCAAGACAGGCGACATAAAGGAGAAGACGATGATACAGAGAGACGATGCGGTCAGCACGGGTTTGCTGATCAAGGACATGCTGAAGAAAGCAGGGCGCTCCAAGATGTGGGTAGACAAGCAACTCGGATGGAGCATCAATACGACTTCGGGTATGACCAGACGCAATGACGCCCTGTTCAGCAACCTTGTGAAAATAGCAAGGGTGTGCAATTTCGAGATTCACTTTGTCTATAAAGGCGACAGACGCGATTACGATTAGCGGGGTGAACTGAGATGGATAACGAGAAGATAAGATGCGACAACTGCGGGGCGGTGATGTTCAGATATCAAGCTGAGCCAATAGTTACAGGCAGACACACAAAATATTTCTGCCCCGCCTGTTACAGGAAAGGCACGGCGCGCGCCCAGCTCAGGCTGATGGAGCGCACGATCCGGCTGCACGACAAGAGGCAAAAGGGACAATGAAAAGCAGATTCAGCGAAATACTAAAAGCCTGTCGCAAGAACAGCGGGTTTACGCAGCAACAGATAGCAACGCTGACAGGCATCAATAAGATGAGCATCAGTAATTGGGAAATCGGAAGGTTTGTCCCGAATATCGTGGATTACGAAAAGATACTGAATGTGTACGGGCTGACCTTGATGATTGGTAAGTTGGAGGACAAGAAATGAAGATCGCAGTAACGATATTGGTGCTTCTGCTCGTGCTGTTGGACTTCGGTCTACTGACAGCATGTAGAGTGCTTGAAAGGAGATTGAAAGATGATGACGCTGACGGATGCGATAAAGCACTGCGAAGACGTAGCTAACGACCGATGCGGGTGTGCAGAAGACTGTGTGTCGGAGCATAGACAGCTTGCTGAGTGGCTGAGAGAGCTACAGAGGTATCAGTGGATACCAATAGACGAGAGACTGCCTGAATATTTAAAAACTGTATTATTATCTACATTTCATGGCGTAAGATTAGGCTTTCGTGACCATACAGACGCATATGGAGATTATTGGGATTTGATAGATGTCGAT